TGTTATCGTGACGTGATAAGCTGCCGTGTCGGTGAGCGCTGCACCGACAATCGGCACCGTGCTGGCGGTTATCGATTCAACGATGCCGCCGCCGATATCCAGAATGTTCTGGCCGTTAATAGGAACTGCACCTACACCAATCGTATCGACGAACGTCAAAATATCCGTTAGATTGGAGCCACCAATTGGCATTGCGCTCGCACCAATCGTGTCGCTGCGGGCGAATATATCCGCAATCGTTGCGCCAACAACAGGCACCGCGCTAGGCACAATAATATCGCTGCTGGCGAATATATCAGCCAGCGTTACACCATTGACCGGCACACTGCTTGCGGATAGCGTATCGGAATAAGTAGCCTTATCTATAAGTGCTGCGCCAACGATAGGTACAGCGCTCGATGTAATAGTATCCGAATATACAGCCACGTCCGCCAGTGTCGCGCCATTCACTGGCACACTGCTCGCTGCCAACGTGTCGGAATAGGTGGCGGTGTCCGTAAGCGCCGCGCCACCGATCGGCATCGTACTAGCGGTTATCGATTCGACAATATTGCCGCCAGCTGCCGCTTGCGTTCCGTACAATGCGACCCATGATACCGCTGCTTGCGGCGCGATAACAGCAACGTCAGCGATTGATTGGCCAGTTATTGGAATTGCGCTAGGTGTAATCGTATCGGAATAAGCAGTAGTGGTAGTAAAGTCCGGCGTTACAATAGCGCCAGCCGATTCGATATAGAAAAGCACATCGGCGTTATTGTTAGTACCAGCAGTAGTAATAAACCACTCGCACTGTACCCAGAAATATTCATTATTGAAATTTACAGTCGCACCCGGCGTATAAGTAACAATGCTATTGCCGGACGCTACCGTGGATATAGAAGTAGTTGTGCCAGCTTGCGTCGCACTGGTTATCTCTGTTGCTGCAAAGCCGCTCGAATTAGCTGATTTGTAAAGCCTGATCCTTATCTGGCCTTGCTGCGAAGATGCCGACGACACCGCGCGAACGCGGAATGTAAAAGTCCAATTGGTGTTAGCAAATGTGCCGGTAAACGGATTTTCAGAACGCCAGCATGCATTCTCAATAAACGAGCCATTCAGCTTATCGGTTGTACCAAAATTAGTCGATACAGCCTTCGAACCCGCCACCATCGTCGCAAAATTTGGTGTACCGAGCTTCGCAACAGTCCAACCCGTTCCAGTAATACCGGTAGCAGGAGCAGTGCCGCCATCCTGCAAACTGAGAGCAACTGAACCACCGGGCGCAGATACATTTTTGAAATATAAGGTCTTAGTTGCCATCGTTCACCCATTCAAATTTGTAGGTGCAACGTGGATAATCTTTAACGTGTTCGGGTATCGTCGGCCAAACATTACACCCCTGGAGATAATAGCGGTGCATACGATCGCTACAATGCCCGTGGCCGTCAACAGTTCGATACAGCGCACAGAAGCCCTCAACCGGTGGCTCACCTAGTTCACCACCGAACGGATCGCGGCCCTTGCAGCATTCGCCGCACTGGCAGCAATAGCCTGTGCGTTGCCAACTCATGGTCCAGCCTCAAATTCAATAAACAGGTCAGTAAGATCAGTAATAGTAGCGAACTCCCCGGAGGTTAGTGTTTGTGTTACAGTCTTAAACGCCGCCGCATCGGTGTGAACCCAAGATTTAATCAAAGTAGTACCTTGCTTGAGCCGCACAGTTAAAGTAAGCGCGCTAGTGCCTAGATTGGCGTAACGATAACTAACATTGAACGGCTGCGTTAGGGGGCTTGCCGGATCAGATATCCTAAATCTGATAATGTCAGCGGTTGGATTCTTAGATGAACGCACATAATCAGCGTCATCCGGACTTGTATCGTCCACCATCAAGTAAAGGTTAGTGGTGCCGCCAGCTTGAGTGGACCAACCGCTATTGCTCGCGTCAGCATCGGGTCGCAAATATACAAGCAACACTCCGCTGCGGAACCAGGCGTAGGGCTGTCTATGGGCGGAACGTGCATACATTATGGATAAGGAGGCCAACCCGTGTTTATATCTACAGCGTTTACAGCGGCAACGGTTGCCGCCGCATTTATAGCAGCTTTCTTAGCGCGGTAATTGTTACCAACAACAGCGAGGTAACTTCCTACGGTATTTGCTGTTAGGTTGGTCGTAGTGTTACCGTCTGCCAGAGCACGCAAGTCGTAGTAACCATCAACCAGATCGAACAGCGCTTTTTTTCTTGTGTCCTTGGCGTAGGTAAGCTCGGTCGCACCACCAACATAGCTATTCAGCACCGCCGTCGTATTCGCCACATCTGGCGTGTGCAAACCTTGCGGCGATATGAATAGCGCACCGTTGATCTTAGCATCATCCAGCGATTTCTGACAAGCAGGCATCAGCCCTTCTGGCGGGTTCGGCCAGTTAGGAATGCTGCTGACGGGGATATTTCCTGCTGCCATTTGTTAACTCGGTGCTAATCCAAACGAGATGTGGTTGTTCTGACCTAAACTTGTTGCCCAACCCGTGACATAGGCCGGATCGGGCGCGGGTGTCATCGTTCCAGATGTATCGCTGTAGGAGTAAGGAACGGGGAAAGCTCCGTGCGCCCCCATCCGTCCAGACATAATCGGCACACCAGACGACGCAAATGACTCGATCGAACCAAATGTGCCACCAACAATTGTAAAGCGGAAGTTGAAATAATATTCGCCCGGCATTAGGAAAAATCCAGTGGAATGCACCGCGCTGGAAAGCCCGCTGAATGCAGTGTTAAGCGAAGCGCCCGCCGTTCCCATCACGCCAAAATCGATAAGCAACCGATCTGGCCTACCATTGGTGCCAATACTATAGAGTGCCGCGTAGAGATTTGTCGTTCCGGTAGAAGCTGACCAATTTGCCATCCTGCAACGCTTGACCAGCATTGGAATACGCCAATCAAATACGTTGTAACCATGCGAACCAGAACCTCCTATAAATGCCTGTCCAGTGGTGGCGTTCATCGTGCCAACCGGCGGCACGGAATTTGCTATTGTTGAGTCGTAGTACGGCACAAATGCCGGAATATCCATCACGCTTGGGCCAATAAACACCAGCGTATTGGCGGCGGTGCCTATCGTAATGCCGGTTCCCGGCAGGAAGTTTTGCGTGGCGGGTTGACTGTTTAGCGAGGTCGCGGACGATTGCTTGGTAGTGCGAGCGAGGGTACAATTAGCAATCCCGGTAGACGAACCAAGCGTCAGGATGCCAAATCCTTTCTCGTGCGACTTGGCGGTAGCAAAGCTGCTATCCGTGTATTCAATAATCGTATAACTAACTATATTGGCACTATTGTTGGCGAAGCCCAATGCGCGACACAGCACATCGAAATCAACGCCACCGGGCGGCGTTGGACATGCCGCAAGCGTCAGCGTACCGGTGCCGGTCGTGGTCGTGCCACAGATTACGCTGTCGCCTCGGATCATGGCTGCGGACGATAGTTAGTGCCACCACTCATTACCGCGACCATACGAGCAAGCTCACCATACTCGTCAGCCTTACCAGCAATGATGCGCTTAGTTTGTTTGATGCGCGCATGCAACGCCGCACGTTCGGCGTTCGCTTCAGAAATAGCGCGCGCCTCATCCTGAAGAGTTCGCAGATCAGTGTACAACTGCTCCAACTCCTCACCAGCCTTGTCTCGCATTTCAGTTACGTCAATTTTGGCCATTGAATCGTCCTTTCCTTGCCAAGTCCATTAGTTCTTTCCCAAGCGCCTGCGCTTGATTAGGCGCGAGGTTAATTATCACGGAACCATCACTGCGCACTTCACATTCACGAAGACCAATCCGAATATGATCTTTGATGTTGCCAAGCACCTGCAGTTGGATCGTACTAACAGCACGACCTGCCAAGATAAATGGCGTGCGTTTAAGATCAGCGACGTGATCCATTCTGCGCCTCAGTTAATTGTAAATATAGCGCCAGCCGGGATTGTATAAGTGTCGGTATTGGCCATGGTAATCGGCGTGCCGTGGTTGATCCAGCCAATAACCGGATTAAGCGGTGTCGTAGGCGTGTCGTTGACCCAGATCACATACTGGAACGGTCCAACCGCGCCAGTTGCGGTCCACACCGCTTGCGTGCCCGATACCGTGGTGGTTTGTCCGGATCGCGTAAACGACAGCGTTGTCGCCTTAGCGCCCGAGCCACCGTCCACCAGCGTCGTATAACCGTTGCCGGTAGATATTTGCGTGACGTTGCTCAGCAGAAACGTCGTACCAAGAACCGGCGCGGCATTGCTCAACGCGAGATAGAAAGAATCGGAATTGAAGTCGTGTATCTTGTTGGCAATGTCCTCAGAAAGGACATCAGGTTCAGTCCAGGTAGCCATTGTTAGTCTCCTTCGCGATTAAGATCATCCGATAACCTGCCAATAGCCATAAAAGATCGAACCCGTTGCCGGTGTCGCTGGCGTACCAGCAATCGTGTATTGGAACGTGTTGACGCCAGTAACAGTAGCGTCAATGTATCCATTATAATCGCCGAGAACGCCATGTGGTCGATCACGACCCTCAAGCGCACCCTTGATGTAGAGGTGATTGGTCCCTGTTAGTCCGTGGTTTACGGAGGTCGTTGCCGTGACTGTGGACCCAGACCTCGCAAGAGTGCATGCGGCATAACCTTGGAAACGTATTTTACGCCGTGCGGATAGACCTGTGCCGCCACCTTTAGCAATCGCCATGGGCGTTGCGGGAATACAATCAATAATGTTGTATTCCTCTCCCTCTTTTGGATCACCATAGGAGTTCAGCCACACGCCAGTATGACCTTGAAGGTCGGCAAAAGTAATATCTAAAGATACTACCCCACAATTATCAAACTTTATCCCAGCCTTGCGCGCTCCAGCGGGTGGCGTAAATGATTTTATTCCATCGTAATTGCCCATCGGCATTGATTGAAATGTTAAGTAGCCGCCATCAAGATTGGTCATATCGACTTGAGCAATATCAGGATCAGCAATACTCATTCCTACGCCGGAAAATAAGCCATACCCGGCATTTAAAAGTTTAATGCACGACTGCTGCATGAAGCTCCACAGCGCATAATTATTTATATTCGGACCACCCGGATCAACTGCAACTGGATATTTGAATTGTCGCGACACGCTTCCCGGCGTACCTTGCCATGTTGCTGTGACGTGACCGGGCAGTGTGTTATAGCCGGGAGATATTGAAACTGTACCGGGACCAGTAGGAGCGGCGCTATTGTATGGCTGACCCGGATCAGGGAAACCTGATATCGTAAAAGTATTAGTTCCAGTTCGAGTCCCGGTGCCGTTAAGGATAGCCATTGATGGCGGCATAATTCCGCTAACGTTGAGAATGCGCGTAGTCCCGTTGGTGGTCCAGCCGATATTTGTTAGCGGTTCGACCGTTGTATAAGTTATCGTTCCAAGGTTCCACGTTGTTGGATTGGTTATAGTATTACGTGTCGCTTCCGCGCTATCAATAACTACCTCTCGCGTACCACCGGTCCAGCCGTAATCATTGAGCGATGGCAAGCTGGGGGGAATAGTTAGCGTTGCTTGCCCAGCCGACCAAGTTAGGCTGCCGCCGCTGCTAATATAAAAATAATGACCCACGCCGCAGGTGCCGGTGAACGCCCCGCCCAGAATCTGCAACGGCCCCACTGAACGACAAACGATAGTTTCCGTGCACCGTTCCGATTGACACCCTACCATCGTAACGCCGCACGACACAACGTGATCGAGACTATTCTTACCAAGATCAAAACCAATTTCACAAACCTCAACCCGACAACCAATAAAGTTAGTGCCAGGAGCGCCAGAATTTGATCCTGTCGTAACGCCGCCGACCCGATAACCAGTACCAAAACCAAGAATATTACAACCAACAAACGTAGCGTCACAACATATCATACCAATCGAACTTGGAATAACGGTGCCTCCAGGACCATTGCAGGCTATATTAGCGTAACGGCTCTGGAATTGATCAGAACCAGCATCTAGGCCAATCATCCCTTGTAGAAAAATGTTCTCTAAATTACCGCTTGATTGGAAACTGTAGCGAAGTGCACCAGAAACCAAATAGACATGACCCCCACCAACATATGTTGCTCCCGGATCAGCCATTCCTGTTACTTGGAACTGATTGGCTCCAGTTCTATTACCGACCAGGAAATAGCCGCCCATCGCCGTTGGATTAATCCCATCAGCAAAATAATCGACGCCAGGAATGCGTATCCGACGTGAGCCGGACGTCCAATTGATATCCGTAAGCGGATTAAGAGTGTTATACGTTATCGTTCCAGCACTCCAAGTTGCACTAGTTATTTGTAAATTAAAGGATGATGCCACACTTTCGTTAACTATTTGTATGTCACATATTGAAATAATTCCTGCTCCGTTTTCATCCGGCTTATCTAGAATAAATCCATCGTCGATACTGCCGACCAACATTGTGTTATGCATCCCGCTACCAGCAATCGAGATGTTGTTGGAACCCTGACCCGTCGATGAAATAGTTTGATTGACACGATAGGCACCAGCGGGGAAAAATACAATAGCACCTTTCGCGTTACTGCCGATATTAACGCCATAATTCCATGCTGCTGCAAATGTAGTAATTACCGCCGCTGTATCATTTGCTACCCCGTTACCGATAGCTCCGCCAAATGTCTTGACATTGAAGATCCCCTCTTGGGAACCTCCACCACCTCCACCACCTCCGCTAAACAAAAATCCAGTCATCAACTCACCATTGTGAATAACCAGCTGGCTTAGAGCCAGTATTGATCCAGCTTCCTGAAGCAAAACGCGCTGTAATATCACATAACCAAGTACCAAAAGCAACGTAATACGGACCAGCGACCATCAAAGAGCTATTTAAATTTCTAAAATCGATGCCACCGCCTGTTCCTGCAGGAAGAGCGGGGTTTTGAGTACCGGCGAGCAATGGATTCCAAGGTCCATTTTCAACCCGATAAAAAAGCAAGTTCGGAGTATCATCCAAATTAACAGCCATATCCAAATTAGTAGTTCCACTTGTTGGTATTGGATTACTCAGAACAGAAAGACCACCACCATTGGCATTTGCAAAAAACGGACCGCTCGTCCAGACGCCGCAACTATTTGATGGGTTAGCATCATTCCCCAAATCACGGGCTGACATTATCATCGAGCTATTCGCAAGCCCAAATTCACCCTTAAATGACAATCGATCAATAGTAAATTCTACATAATATTTTCCGCTGCTGTGCGCGGTGGTCGTTCGCACAATGGACGTGCTTGAAACAGCATGACCGACTACCGAAACAGCCGTAGGAAAGGTAAGATCAGGTCCAGCTGTCACTTGATCCCACACAGCACCTCCGACAGCCGCCGCCTTCACGCTGTGCGCCGCTGCGTTATCAAATGCGCCGGATGCCCAAGGCAGCGTCATGAAAATCGCCCCACTGCCAATACTGAAACATTTGCGCCCGTGGTTATTCTCCAAGCCCCAACTGAACTTACTGCTCCAACAAAAATTGTAAATGGTGTAAGCGTAAGCAATGCTGTAGCTCCTCCGCCAGGGTAGGAAATAATAGCCGTTGCATTATCTTTGATAGTCACGACACCGGCAGCAGTTGTTGCCGGGATAACCACAACATGATCGAGATAATCACCAATCGCGCCTACAGATGATTGAATGGTAAAATCAGCTTGATTCGCAGCAACCGCTACGTACTTACCAGTATTGTACACCCAATCCGTAGCCGGAACGACCGGAACGCTATTCGCCTTAGTTACTTGTCCGAGCGTCCCAAGCTGCGCGGAAGCGATTTTGATACCATCAGCACCAGACAAATCTACACCCGCAGACGAATTCATAACAATGCGCGAAAGCTCTTTAGTTAATGAATCCTCGCTAATAGAATTAGTAGCGAGATTCTTACCAGCACCGGGAGTTACCGGAACGGATGAAGTTACCATATTATGACGCCTTGGTTATTGGCAAAAAGAATCCAAGCATTTCACCGGCAGTGCTGTAAGAGGAACCAATTACCTGATACCAGACGTCCCCATCTATCCCCCCGCTTGGGGGTAATGGAGAAATAGTTGCCAACGGCGCTTTCGTTGCTATCCCTGCATCAACGTAATCTCTCCGCACCGCATTAGCGGCTGCAGGGGATGTTGGCAAAAACAAGTGACCCGCCATCGTGTCGCCAGCCTTGGCGACCTTCTCAGCGTCTAATTCGAACAGCGCCGCTTGCACAGTGGTAGAAGAAATATTACCACCGGGCGTAACAGTAACATTGGATGCCGCGCCACTTAGGTCTAAATCACCAATGGACGAGTCAATAATATCAAAATTTCCATTGAGCTTCTCGCCCCAAGTGTCATCGGAAGCACCAACGTCGGGCTTCGTTAGACCTAGATTGGGAGTAGTCGTGTCCACGTTAGTTCACCGGCATCAAAACTGGTTTCCACTGTTCGGTCGCATACAAATCTCGATTGGCCGAATCGGCCCAAGCCGGTTGGGCCGGAATGGGTATCCATGCTTCCACCGGCACATCGGGAATAGGTATCCAGGGCGGTAGAACATGAACGACGCCCAAATCATATGATTTCGCGCCGTACTTACCTCTACCATATTTTCGCCCATCGACATGCGTAACCATTATCCAAACGACTTTTTCCTGACCTGAACTAACACCGAGCCGCTCGCCATATCTATCTTATGCTGCGCATTCATCCCATTGACCATCCGAACCACCTCGTTGTCCCAAACGGGACCCCGTTCGTCCTCAATGGCATACAAGGATGCAATGTGAAGAATTTTCAGAGTGTACGCGATTGGGTGGTAAAGATTGATCCAGTTATTTTCATCATCGGTCAGGGGAGGTATGCTCTGATAATAGGCTAACTCAACGTCCAGACCAACAGAAGGATCAACATCACCAACAACAATATAATTCCCCAAAATTGTGTAGCGCTTATCCCTTCCAGGATATGGCGGAGCGGGCGCATCGGGAAACTCCGGGTTATAGAAAGCATCGGGGGTTTGATATCTTCCCACTCCACCGGATTCCAAAAAGCGCAGGAGACGAATCTCCTGCCAATCTTTGGGGAGTGGTACTCTGGCTTCAATTAATTGATTAGTGTCAAACTGGATCATGTGCTTGACACGAAGCGCCGTGGATAAATATTCCTCGGCCATACGAATCCAGCCGGTTATAACTGGATCGGGGTATACATCCGAACCAATCGCTAGCCAGTTACGAATCTCTGTGCATTTGTCCGTGAGGTACCCTGGCATTACACCCGTCCCGGCCAAACTCTAAATGCGGCATTATCAGGATCATTCAACCAGCGTTTCCAGTCGTTCTGATCCCAATCTTCTCGCAGAGCTTGTTCCGCGACGGCAATTGGCACCCCCCGAGCTAGTAATTTATTGTTAGATTTCTCTGGGTGCAATTCCCTCATGGCCTTGTTATTCTCAATAGTCTGGGCCATGTCTTGTTCTGTATGGACAACCACCCGGTCCGGATAGTCATCGTCCAGAATCATCGTTCGTTTTGCGGCTCCATCATTTCGATATACGATCTTCCGTTCAGCCATGGTAGCACACCCTTAGGCCGCTGTCAAGATATACTTATATTCAGAAGTCTACCGGCGCTTTTTGCGCTTAGGCAGCTTTCCGCCAGGATCGGCCTTGGAAAACTCTTTACCGACAGACTTCGGAATACCAATCGTAGACTTACCCGACGCAGCTGCGCGCATCGCGCGCCTCTGCTTCTCACTTACTGGAGGCATGATACTCTCCTAAAATACCCCGCCCCGTTAGGGGCGGGGATTTTCACTACTTAGGTAGTGGTACGACCGTGCGGTTGGTCTTCGGAGGTAGTAATCTCCGGGCTTGCAGGCGACTGCGAAGCCTTGACCGCTGCGGGGTTCACCAAGGTCGTGATGACAACACCCTGCTTGATGCCGTTCATCATGACGTGCGCAAGGGGATTACGCATTTCCACGCCCCACTCGGCGAGAATCATCCGAGTCTCTGCGTCACCGGTCTTCGCCAAGGGGTACTGACGGAAGTTGCGGTAGAACGCGACTGCCAAGAAGTCGGCATCGAGGATGAGGCCAACGTCAGATGGCATCCACAGAGACGGCATCACCTTGACCCGACCGAAATCGGTGGCGATGATATCGACCGTTGCAACCACCTCGGTCTTTCCAACCAAAATCTGGCTGGAGTCGCGACCATTGAAGGTGCTAACGGTTCGCTTGATCCCCGGAGGAACTACCCAATTATCGGGGTGGCCGCCGTTGGTATATGCCTTCTGCATCGCGTCACCGATCATCTGTTCGGTGAGAGCGACTTGAGAAGCACCGGCAACTGCTGCGAATGCATCGGTGGCGAGGACGGGCAAGCCCGCCGTAACACCAATAACCGCACCAGCCGCCGCCCCGAGCTTATCCTTGGCCCTGCCGATCCAGTGGCAGATAGCTTCGGTCTTGCGCGGGGTAACATCGGCACCGTCGTCACGGGCTTGCCGGGACGACATGATGGACTCCATGTCCGACTTGAGGACCTTGGAAGCCATCGCCATTTGGTGGCCCAATTCGGAGCCTTTACCGGCTGCATCGGCAGCTTCTTGCGAACCGGTGACGGTTGCGTCGCGCTTCGAGATTTGCGTGACGTTAGTGAGACGAACAGTAGGTGTGGAAGCACCGCGAACGTTGTCGAATCCTTCGTATTGGGCGTTGTTCGGGTCAACCACGGGGAGGTTTTCGGTCTGCCAATCGAAAGTGCGGTTCTTGGCATTCCGGCGGCGAGACATTGACATGATCGGAGTATCGAACGGGTCAATGTTATAGATAGAGTTCGAGAGGTCCTCTCGGTTACCTTTGGCTTGGTAAGTCGAGAAGGAGCCGGATATCATAGCCATGGGTTATCTCCTAGCAATGATCTGGTCAAACACTACGGCAGCATCTTCCATGCTGCCAGTGCGGTTCAGCCTCTTCATTGCCGAGGTAACTCCCTTTTGAGCCGTGCGCGCCTTAGCGCTTCCCGCTCCCGGAGGTATCGGCTTGCCTTGTGGGCGAACGACCGGTTTTGGCCTTGCAGCCATCATACGATCGTATTTAGATGCTTTTAAGAGAACATTAAGCATCCTGCTGTCGTATACTTGCGACACTTCCTCCTCAGAAAATCCAGCAGAGAGCGCAGTCCTGCGCATCGAAGTCAAGTCCTTGGTCTTCTTGTTGGGGTCAGACCAATGCTTGCTATTCATCTGCTCAAATTTCTGATTTTCCTCCTCAGCGAAAGCCTGTAGCTGAGCCGACTGCGACTCGCTCATCTTCTTAGCGGCTTCGCTAAGTTGATTGTTAAGTTGGGTCCGGAAGGCGTTTGCCTTCTCATAGTACCTCTGGAGTTCCCGAGCGTGGGTCGGATCCTTCTTGAATTCCTCATCCCAATTTGGCTCAGGCGGGATGATTTGCTTCATATGTTCTTCCATCTGCTTCGCGACGTTCATAGAATATTCGTAATTCTGAACGGCGTCATTAGCAGCACGGCGAACAATCTTCTTAGCCTCGTCCAGCTGGTTCATTCGCCTGTGGAATGTCTCAGTCCGAACGTAACCCTCGAGGGCCTCCTTGACGGTAACCTCTACAGGTTCCCCATCGACGGTAACTTCAACTTTTTGCTCGAGAACTTCAGGATTGGAGGCTTTTTCTTCTTCGCCTCCCTCTCCATCTTCACCATCTCCGTCTCCGGACTCAGATTCGTCTCCGCTGTCTTCAGCAGATTCATCCTCTTCGTCAGAATCCCCTGTATCGGCTTTATTCCTCTTGGAATCCTTGGAATCGCCATAGATAGCTACCTCCGGATCAGGATCAGGATCATCGTCACCGCCGCCTTTCGACTCGGTGTCGCCATCGAGTTCGCCAACATTCTTAAAAAGGGTATCTGTGGGCGCAGCCTTGCCAGGCTTAACTGCTGATTTGCCAGGATCGGTGGCAATAACTGCGTCGAACGCAGCAGCAGCTTTGTCTAGCCCATCTTCCGGCATAAAACCCCCTTACTTACCAAAACGCTGACGCATTCGCTTATCCGTAACATACTCTTTTAGTTGTTCCTTTATATCACGGATGGCCTTTATACTAGCATGCGCCGTACTAGCTGTCAAGCTACCCACGTCAGCATTCACTAGTATTCCCAGGGATCTGGAATATACATCATCCAACGCATCCACAAACACTGGATTGTCTAAAATAGCTTGTGCTTCCGCAGCCCGCTCGTCGATTTCATAATCAGACAGGCGGGGCTTCGGGTCCAACTGGTCCAGGCGATGCTTCTGGTCCTGGTGGTCCTGCTCCACTCATTCCTCCCATCAATTGCTGCGCATAAGGCGGTAACTGAAGCGGCGGTACTTCGCTTTGAATCGGCGTGTTCTCTGCCTCGAATTCAGCCTCGTTAACGTCCACTTGGAACTGGGCTTCGATTTTGGCCGCATCGAGAATACCCTTCACGATCATCTGGTCGCGACGAAAATCATCGTCGACGCGCAGTTTGCGATCGTTGAAATTCGACTCAGATATTTGTGTAGCCATCGTAACGCGGTTCTTCTCCATGGCTGATTGGGCCAATAGCGTAGCGGCATCCGGCTCCTTCGGGGTTGAAGCGATTTTTTGCACAATCTCTGGAGTAATCTCCCGGTAGTACCTCCCCACGTTTTTGACATTCGCAATAGCTAATATATCCGTAAGAGTATTCCGGAACTCTTCGACACCACATAGCGGGTTCTCCACACCGAATTGGGTCATGATGGCGGTCTGGGTCTGCTTCACGTCCTGCAGAACCATTAACCGGGTCGTATCCGAACCCTTCCCGAGGGTCGGGTTGACCGAAATCCGCATGGTGGGGTCGTAGGTAGAGGGGTTTACCTCCGTCCACTTACCTCGAAGCTGGATAGTGCGCTTCTGATTGGGGTGATTGACTATCTCGCGCAGCAGCCCCTTGAAAAGCTGCTTCATACCGGTTTCAGCGAGGATGCGGGCGCATAGTTCGATGCGTTCCTGCGCTCCTTGAACAATTGCGTCCACTCCGGTCTGGTTCGTGGACTGCAGAGCTTTCGGATCAACCCCCTTCGACGCATCCGAAATACCCGTGCGAGACTGTCGGAGTTGCTCCATAACCTGGAACATTTGGAAGACGGGCTGGCCCACAAAGTTGTGGTTGATTGACATCACCGAATCGGACGGAGAACCCGTGGTGCGAATCGGAGCGCCTATCTCGTCGTTAAGAACGTCGTCTGTATTTGTCGTGGTCTGGTTGAATACCGTCCGAGGCCAAATAGCCTGTGCGAGGGAGTCCAAAGACCCCCGGAGCATATTCGTCTTAATCGTTTGTATATCTTTTACGAGGTCAGCCGGGGTATCCCCTACCAGAGTATGAGGCTCAGGATCAGGACACCAAACAGCAAAATTAGCATGATCCACCACTTCATCACTAATAATATGGTGATTATCTCCGATGGTTTTAATCTGTCGTAGTTCGGCAATCCCGTCTCCATCCTTGTCGATCCGAATATAGTAACAGCCATACCGAATGTCCCAAGCATCCGTAAGATCGCCTTGGTCCAGCCCGCTATTCCGAAATAAGCGGTCCGTGGAGAAATCGTGAATCTTCGCGTCGAGATGCTCGCCCAATTCCTCCAGGGAATACCCCTGCTCGACCAAATGAGACACGTTAATAACTTGGTCGTGGCCGATCAGCGGCGCATTTTCCACGTCTTTGGCCTTCCGAGATATCCGGAACTCCTCCAACGGCACCGACTCGACTTTCGTAAGGGGCTGGGACTTCGTGAAGCGCACCCGAAGGGTCTTAAGGATACCGGGATATTGCGGATCCATCTCCTTATCCAGCACTTGGATGCTCGGATTTTCTTGGATCAGGAACTGTACTTGATCCATGGTCAGATTGGAGAATTCCTGCTCCGTAACATGATCCACTTTGTCTGTGTACCATGTCACGACACCCGTCTTGCACCGTAGGGCGTCCTTGATAATATCGTGGATAATTAGGAACCCGTCGTTATCCTCCCAAAGGATATAATTGAGATAGTCCGTGCACTGCTTGGCCATTTCCTCCTGGCCTTGGCTATTCGGCGCGCAATTCACGATGCGCTCGGATGAGGTGAAAATGCGCATCAAGGATGGTAAGATAGCCATAACGGTATCCCGGAAATCGGTCGACACCGCCGACGACTTTCCTTCCCCCTCCTGCTCGGGGTATTCACCGTAGAAGAAGTGCAAATTTTCGTCTCGATCCGGAGCGAGGACGCTCTCCTCAAAGCTCTTGGCGTCGTCGATCATCGCCCGAACAGTCGCGGCATATACGCTTTCGTCCCCCTCCGCGCTCTCGGTGGGTTCGTCGGCATAGGCACCAACATCGGTACCTCCGAATATCCGCTCCAGTTCTTGCGGATCGGCCAATGTACCCGCAATGCCTTGTCCTGGGGTTACGACGTTCATCTGTACCTCCTAGGAACACCATTACTGGTGCGTCTGAGATTTCGTCTTAGCGCTCCAGCCCCAATTCCCACCACATTGGTGCCGCCGACCATGTGCATAATCATGCCCATCGCGACAGACCCTATTCGCATGGCGTCTGCGGGATGCGAGGCCCAATTGTGGAGCGGTTTCCCCGTCCCCGTCTTGTGGTAGTTGCGGAGCGCCATGATTCCGGCCTCGCAGCGTACCTTGTCGAACCACATTGTTCGGATTGCGGCGCGCGTAGCCAATATCCCGTCCTCAACTTTGTGGTCAGGACAAACAAACACTCCAGGTAGCATGTTGTCCAATACTTCTTTTCGTGCCACCCCGGTTCCAAGTTCACGAGCTTTAATATCGTGAGGAAGTATATGGCAACCATAGGAATAAGGCTTTGATTTAATCTGAGCCACATAATGATCTAGGCCCTTGCCCGTATTCTGGTATAGATCGATCACATGAATTTCCCTGCCGCAACGCTGATAGAACCATATGACAGTTTCATCATCGATACCCAAATCCCAGGCCGTAAATACGAGCGCGTTCGGNTCNTACGGNACNCCNGTAATCTGNCCCGCCATCTGGATATCGTTCATTACCTCGCCGTAATAAGACCCTTCGATCGGCGCATCGAAGCTGCAC